TGATGAACTTCGAAAGAAGTATGATCATATTGATTGTTTTTTCACATATTATAATGGAGAGAAATCTTCTTTTGATTTTTATGGCACTGATGCAAATGGAACTGAGGTTCGTATTTCCATTGGTGGCTGTCCTGCATGGATTAAGACCATTGAGTTTGGTCCTAAAGATCCACTAAATATTAGTGATTCAATCGAACGTCATGTTCGGTTTGTTTCTGTAACAGATAACCGTGGTAAACAAGTTTACGAACAATTTTTTGATGTCTAAAGGAAATTAATGGGAAATTCAGATCATAACGATTTTAGAAATTGGCAAAATGGTGACGATAACGAAGAGAACAATCCAAATAATGGATTCTTCTTCTTTGGTAATACTAGCCCAGAGTTTAAGAAGATGTGGGATCAAATGCGTAATGGTGAGAACCCTGCAGACAGTCTTCGTGACTATCTTAACATGGATGACATTTTAAATCAATGGACTAAAGAAAATCAAAAGAAGCCATTTAATCAAAATAATCCACCAAAGCCTTCTCGTAGACCTATTCGACATAAGCCTAAAACTACTGCTTTTAGTCAAGAAGAGTATTTTAAACTTATTGAGATTCGTGGATACCTTGCTATTCAAGAACAGTTTGCACACGTCAAGGCACTAGATAAGTTACTTAGTCAAATTATTATTAAACCAATAGATAATTCAGGAGAATTCCAATGACATATATTCCCGGAGAAGCATATCAAAAGGGATATGCAGCCCGTATGGGTGGTGCAGAAAGAGCATCGAATGTAAATGAGTCTACCAGTGTGTATTGGGAAGAATGGGCTACTGGTTGGGATGATGCTAATACTAAGGTAATTACAGAAGCCAGACAAAATGCTGGTTGTTCAAAGCCCAAGTGTTGTAAGACATTTATCCAAGAATAACAAAACCCCCGAAAGGGGGTTTTTTATTGCAATCCACGTAACCATCTACCTAAATTTCTAGCTACTTCACCACCAACCATACGTCCTACATTGGGATCTTGTTCTGGTAATGCTTTTTGATCACGCCTAGAACCAACACCACTGATTCCCAAATTGCTGTTAGGTTGCATGTTAATATAAGAGGTTTCTATTGGCTGTCCTCCACCCCGTGATAATCGAGTTCTTAACCCTTTCCTAAAGACTTTACTTAATTCAGGTTCACCAATTGGAATTAATGCTTGTCCCGGTCTTGTAGCTAAAACTATTTGTGAATTACTAGCTTGTTGTTTTTGTGTTAAGTGAGTTCTGTATATATTTTGCAGTCTTTCTTGTACTTGTTTACTTTGAACAAATGGATCTATAATGCTTTTACGTATTCTTTCCTCTTCAGCAACATTTCCTGCTGCTTTAGCTCTTGCTTGAACTTTGTGTGCATATTCTCCATCTATTCTTGGGAAACCTTCTTGTCCATCATGTACTATATCTTTAAATAATTCTGGATCTAGTTTTAACGGACTTGTAGCTTTTGTGGTTTTGGCATCATATTTGCCAATCATATCTTCCCATGAAGTATCGCTTTTTCCAAAAGCTTCTATATCTTCTATAGATGGTAATTCAACAAAATCTATAGGTTCCTTAGCTGAAATTTTCCGTTCTGCATATCTTCGAGTCGATCCATGCCATTGCGCAACCATATCTGCTGCACGTGAACCACCACTTTTAAGCAAACCTGGAATACGAGCAATACTTCTTTCTAATGCAACTCCTAAACCATATTTTTCACCACTAACTGCACCTAATTGTATATCTGTCTCGGGAATTTCTTTATAATTAATCTTACTTTCTTTTCTCTTTTGTTGTGTAGCTCTCTTTGATTGAGCCGATTGTCGATCTTTAATTCTACCTTCTTCATATTTGTCCTGAGCTATTTCAGAAGTAATTTTTAATTCTTTAGCACTTATATCAAGTTGAGGAGCCGGAGTTTCTTCAGAATTTCTTGCTGTTGCTACATTTACTTCATCGTCTTCTTCACTATCCTGATACTCTTCAACTTCTCCAGTATTTTTTTCATTTAAAAGATCTAAAAATCCTAAATGATATTCTTCAGCAAAACTTTTTGTAGGATAATTTATCCAATGAACATCTTGTTCACCAGTATCTGGATTAACTGAACGAACAGCTATCTTTTTTGCATTTCTTGATTGAGCTCTTTGCAAATATGTTTTAGTTTCACTATTGGGAACATGTTTCCATGCCTTTGCTGCCTTAAAGTGTCCCATTTCTTCTGGGCAAACGTCGTACATTTCACAATTATCTAATCCTTTTAATAAAGGTTTTCTTCGTTGAATACCAGAAACTAATTCAGGATCAAATCCAGATACACTTCCAGTATTATAACCAGGTGAGGTTCCAGCAGATGCCATCCCACCACCAGACATATCTTCACACAATTCAATATAACTCAAATTTTGGTTTACATATAAGGCAATATGTCCTTCAACAAGACCCATATATTCACCTTCAGTGATTCCAATTTGTTGTACTTCTTCACCAAATAATTGAAGAGTACTTAAATAATTGTTTAGTTTTGCTTTTGTCATTCCAGATGGAAGTTCAGCAAAAATCTTCTTAAGTTTAATTACAAGATATTCTAATGGATCAATACTACTTTCTGCCTTTAAAATATTACCATGTTCATCAATTGCTCCTGCTTGATACGCTTGCAATGATGTAAATGGCTCAGAAATTTCTTGAGCAAATTTATAAAAATAAAAGGATGGAATGTATTGTGGTGTATTCATTTTTCAACCTGTAGTAATTTTCTATCTACTCTTGGGTCAGTATTCAGTTCAGAATATTTTACTTCTGGTAAATTTTTAATATTAAAATTTAAGAATACAGTAAATGATTTCAAATACGAATATAGTCTTGGTTCAACTTTAAAAAACAAAATGCGTATGGCATTTTCTTCGCCAAACACATTTCTTAAAATTATTATATGATTTATTATAAGTCGTTCACGTATTGACTTTAAAGTTTTATGTTTGTGAATCTTTTGTAAAAGTCTTTTTACATATTTGATTCTCTTTAAGTCATCCATGAACTCTGCTTTACCGGTGCACTCACTGTTGAAATAACAGCCCTGACAGAATTCGAGAAATAGTTCTTCTGTCAGGGGAGTATTTTTATCAACCATTATTATCTCAGTGTTGGCAACCGCAACCATTTTGATCTAGTTCCATATTATATGAAGAAGTGGCTGTTGGAACGATTACAAGACTAACTTTACGTAGATGGTTTGGTTGCATGGTTACAGTAACTTGAAGAACCAAAGAGTGACCAATTTTCTCTTTAATACCATCACCTTGTTTAAATCCAACCTTATTTACATCATCATATGGATTTTGACCATATACACCCAATTGTGGGCTACCATACTGAACGAGTTCAAAAGTAGTATTACCGTCTGGAATTTGCATTTTTGGGGCTGTAAAGTCTAAACCAAACATATTCAATTTTTGTTTTACAACACCTACAATAGCATCTGGATTGATGTAATCTCTTGAGGAGAAGGTATACAACATAGCGTTAATAGCGTCTATCTGCCTTGTGAGGGCTAGGTTGAAAGTTCCCTTGTCTGTGAGGGGAGATTGACCTTGAGGGGCTCTAGGATCGCTATAAAGACCGTCTCCAACAGATGCTTCACCCGCATTTTCAACGAGTTTTGTGATGGTTTTGAGTAGTGTTTTAAATTTCATGGTGTCCTTTATTTAGTCCTATTTCTTATTAGCCCATAAATGTCTGGGTTGTAAACGTGTTCATTGAGAGATTTTATGGTGCTATTAACAATGTTTTCTTGAATTACCTTTAATCTGCATTTATTTTTGGATAATGTATTATCTTTTATGCTTTTGTTCAAACTGTTTTTTTTCATTATTAATCTCTATTTTGGTGTTCACCCTTGTGATGACCATTATCTGCTCTATTTGCAGACTTCTCACGAACTCTTAAATTATTTATACCTTTTGAACCACCACTCCGAAGGGGTCTTTTATGATCAATATCTTTTCCATCACCTTTTTTAGCTCTACCCTTTTTAATCATCAAGTCCCGTGCTGTACCTCTTGCAGATCGTTCTTTTCTTTGTTTCTTCTTACCATGATAATTTTTATATTCTTTTTTATAATCACGTTTGTATACTTCGACCATCATGTCACCAATAAAGCCAGAAAGACGAAGAGGTTCGTCAATGATTCTTTGCATAACATTTTCATATATTGAAGATACATTTAACATTACATATTCAGAATTTTCAGTTAATAGTTCTGATGAATTAAAAATAAACCCAGCTTCAGTTTCACTAACAAGTTCATTACGAACTAAATTAGTTAAAACAAAATTATTAGTTAAAGATTCAATTAAAATATCATTAACAAAGACTACAGATTCACCAAGCACTTCATTACTAATATTTTCACCTTTCATAACTGGAATTTTTATAGTCTTCTTTCCGATAGTGACATAATTGTACTGTACACCATTTAAATCTTTGGTATTAAAACCTGGAAGAAGACTTCCATTTAATAAAAAGTCATTATTTTTTACAATGGAATTTACCATCATACCAATTGGTTCAATAGAATCTCTTTGAATTAATAGACTTTCTAAAGATTCTTTTTTCTTTGGTTGTGCAGCTTCAACTACTGTTGTGTAACTTTTTAATAGTTCAGCAGCAGATGGTTTATAATTTAAAACATTTGAAGGTGTAATAATATCTTTTGATGGTGTAATTTCAATAGTTGAATTTTGTGCAATTTGATTAAAATAATCATCAGACATTGGTAAAATGCCGTTAATAGTAACTACATGATTTGGAGCCTGATCTGGTTCTGTTATATTATCACCACGTAAAATAGTTTTTAATAAACTAGTAATGACATTATTTTTTAAAGAACTTTTCTTAGATTTACCTTTGATCAAATCTTTTGCACCATCTGACCATGCTTTACTATAATTTGAAACCGAAGCAAGTGGATTTAGATTTCCATTCTCATCAAAAATTGTACCAACTACACTACCATCTGGTCCGAGAATTTTTGCTTGTTGTAATTTTTTCAACAATACTGGATCTGCTTGAATTTGTGCAACCAATTCATCTGGAACTAAAATCTTCGAAAATTGTTCTTTTCCTTGTTGCATTGTTTCAAATGCAGCTTTGAGTTGTGGATCACTTTGAATTAATTCTGGATTAGATAATGCTTGAGTAAAAGAATTACTAACATAATTTTTAAAATTCTTATTACTTTGATCAAATTCAGTACTAGAAAAAGATATTTCACCAGCAGCAGCTATTTTAAATCTATACTCACCACATGACATATCAGGTGCACCATCTGAACTAACAGGCTTGCCAGTTGTTTCTACATTTGTTAGTAAATTTTGTAAACATTGTTCACCAACCTGAGAAAGAATTTTTCTTGCAGTAAAAAATGCAGAACGAGTAAATTCTCTTGCATCAGGAGCCAATGAAAAATAAGTTTGTACTTCTTGGTCACTCGCACCAGTTTTTAGTTTAGCTAAAAAGACAAGTGCATTCATTACTTGTTCATTATATGGTGCTCCGCTAACATCGGACAATCCATATTCTACACTTAAATTCTCATATGACATTTTATCAAAATCACTGTTAGGAGTTGGTTTCCTAACCATTTTAAAATATTCATTTCGTAAATCAGGTGGCATACCAACTAATTGTTCTGGAGTCATTTGAGCCATGGATTGAAACATATCATCCTTACTCATTCTTTTGGCTTTAGGTTTTTCTTTTCCTTCTTTATCTTGAGATGAAGATGGTTTAGATTCATCTCTTGATTTCTGCTCGCTTTTACCCTTATTTGTTGTCTCAGAATCTTTGTCTTGTTTATTGAATCCCAATAACTTTGATGCTCGAGTTTGTTCAAAGTTATCACTTTGAGTAATCTGTTGAGCTTCACCTAAAGATACTTCACCTTTATTGATTTTTTCATGAATACCAGCATTAAAAGAATCTTTAAAAATAATTTGACGTTTACCAGTTGATTTCACTTCAACGATAATAACGTCTTTAAGTAATTCTTGTTTAGATTTTTTATCACGTGGTATTTCACGTGAACGTTCTACACGTTTACGAGCTGCATCTTTGGACTTGTTATCCGTAGAATTTGATTTAGCTCTTTCCTTCTTTTCAGAAACCCCACTAAGAACAGGATTTGCCTCTTGAAGGTCGACTTTATGCAAAATTTGTGATAAAAGGGTTTTAAAGTTCATCTCCAATTATTTAGGCTCTGGAGATTCCTTATATTGTTCCAATGGATTGTATAACTTTAAATTTTTATAAGTTTTACATTTTCCATTTGCTAGCTTTTTGATCTTACTATAATCTAGACTGTTATTCTTAGCAAATTCAGACAGATTATTAATTGTGAAAATAGCATTTGTTTGTAAATCAACAAAAGTTACTGTTTTAGTACTTCTTGTTTGTTTCTTTTTAGGTGCCTTTAGTTTGATATTAGGTGCAACACTATCTTTCACAGGTCTAAGTTCAACTGCTGTCCAGCCTTTGTATGTTTTACGCTTACCGTTTAATAGTTCACATATTTTGTTAGATGTCATTCCTTGTGCTTTAGCAAAGTCTGCCATACTAGTAAAAAATGTTTTTTCACCAGTATCGACTCGTTTAAGCCAATATCCATTATGTAATGTAATAGCACTAACCCATACCCAATATCTACCTTCTTGTTTAAAGAATCCACCATACTGAGATACAAACAAATCTCTATTCTTAGTTGCTTTAGAATTATCATTCATTTGAGTCCACAATTTGGTTCCTCTTTGATTGACAAGATCTTCTATTGTTTTATCTGCTTTATCCCAAGCCATTGTGATTCCTATAATATGTGATATGATTTTTTAATTCTCTGACATATTTAAGTGGATTTCCTTGAAATACTTGTGGTCTTCCATCTTCACAGGCAATTAAAATAGCAAAATTTTCAATAATAATTCCAGTACGTTCCTGAAACATCAATGAATATGCAGTTGCTTGTGTAAAATAATTGTCAATATCACGTTCACGTTTCTCTTTAGTACTTGCTTTAAAATCAATAATGGATAACTTACCATCATATTCTGCGATACAATCTGTACGACCAGCAAGTTGAAGTATTTTAGACCATAGCGGAGTTTCTAATGCTACGATATTATCAATCTTATCTATTTCTGGTCTTATAATTGAAAATAGAGATTTCATTCCAGAATGCATATTATCAATATCTAAATCTACATTATTTAAATAATTTTCAATAATACCATGAAATTTAGTACCTCTAGCTAAAACTCGTTTACTTTCTTCTGGATTCTTTCGTCTCCATTCAGCAAAGAATTGTTGTTTTTTAAATCCAACAACAGAGGTTACAGAGGGAAAAATACCTTCAGGAGTTTGATATAGACGTTTTCCATCTATACCAGCTTCTTTTATTTCACCTTCAATTAATAAATCTTTATGAACGAATTGTTTAAAAGGAATACTGGGCATATATTTTCACCAAACAAGTATACATCACATTTTCTAATATGCAATAATATATTACATTCTCTGTCGTGTTGCGTATGAACCAATAGAATCTACTCTTAAATTGAGAGGAAGATCGCTTATAGAGGCTGGTTCATTTATAGAACCCGCTCCTCTATTTGGAGTATCAATTCCACCAAAGGGAAATGGAAATTTACCTTTTACTTTTTTATCTTTAAGTTTAGACTCTTCTTTTCGTACTATAGGATCTTCATCTCGTAATTTAAGACGAGTTTCTTCTGGATCAGTCTTTATCTTTTGAAATTTAAAAGGTTGTATCGCATTTTTAGGTTTTGTTTCACGATAGGGTTCGATTTCGCCTTTACGATTTCTACCAGGAATCATTATTTCTTTTGGTGGAGTATGTACAATGGGATTTGTAGTAACTGGAGTTCCATATGGAGTTATTGGATATGTAACAGGCGGTTCAAAAGTAAAAGGAACTTTAGGGTCCACAGGAATAGTTGGTTTACTAGGGGGTATAACATTTCTATTTAATACAATTATTTCATCTGGAGTAAGTGTAGGATTTGGTTTAAAAAAAGTATTTTTTATAGATCTTACAAATGGAACAACTTCTCTTTCGGCTGCAGATATAACGAAATCACCTAGTGGTTTTCTAAATTCATTAAGTTGATTTATTGTAGAAAATAATGTTTCGCTAGTGCACAAATATTTCATTTTACTCTACCTTGTTTATCAACTTTAAATGTTGAATCTTCTCTTGCATTTTTAAGAATCTGTGTTCTGTTCCCACCAGGAATTCCTGTAGGTCGAGTATTTAATTGAGATGCCCCACCAAGTTTATTACCAAGTGCATCATGTAATCCAGTTTTATCTCCAATATAGTCTCCAGCTTTATATCCACCTATTACAGCTAATCCGAGTCCTGCTCCAGAAAGGGCAGCACTACCTAATGCTCCTATTGTTGGTAGGGTTCCACTTAATGCAGCTACAGTAGCTGTATCTACTACACCACCTGCTGCATATGATACTGGAGTTCTAACCCAATCATTCTTTATATCCATAGCATCCATAGCTGCATCAGCTCCTACCATACCATAATATCCAGCTCCCAGTCCAGCTATATTACGAACTCCACCCAAATTAACTCCAACTGGAAGAGTTTTACCAGGTGTCATTTTTACAGGATTTAAACTTTTTAATGTATCTTTAACAAATTTACCAGTTTCTTTAGGATACTGTGATACTTTAGTTGGAAATTGAGATGAAATAAGTTTGGATACATCTTTTCCTAAACCAGGAGATCCTGGAATATCTTTTGGCATATCTGAACTTGGTTTTGATGCGCCGGTAGATGAGTTTTTTGGTGTATCTGAACTTGGTTTTGATGTGCCGGGAGATGGGTCTGCTGGTAAACCTAAACGAACTCTACCAGCTTGTCTCATAGTTCTTGCCATACCCGCGCCACCTGGATTACCCTCAGCCCATCTTTCAAAATCCTTTAAGTTCATACTAGCAAGTTTATCACCACTGGCTTCTAACAGATTATCTTTTAGTGTATAAATCTCAGAAGAAAGTTGTTGTATTCTTTCTTCTAACAATACACATTGTTTTTTATAATAATCTGTCAGATAAGACATTATTTTACACCATATAATTTTAACAAATCAGTAGTAGAAGTTGGATAATTGAGCTTTCTACCTGAAGTTGGTCTATCATCTTTGGTAGAAACTTGTTTTGGAACATATCTCATAGGATCTTCATCGGTTCCTTTACCCATCCATGTTTCTGGATCCATACTATGTTGACCACGTTGAGCATCGGGTGTTCCATTACCATAATTTCTTGTACTATATGCACCAGTTGCCATATCTGGGTCTTGAGCAGGAGTTCTTGCATCTTGCTCACCCTTAAACTTACGGTTATAGAGAAGATTATTTACAAATTGTCCGGCTTGTTGACTGGCAATACGTTTTTCTGCTTGTGGAAGTGTTTCACCATCTGGACCAACACCAGTTGTTGGTTGTTGAGTACTAACTTCAAATTCTTTTTGTGCTTTAGTTGGTTCTGGTGGTCTTGCACTTCCATGATCTACGCCATCATTATAAACACCTTGTCGTTGTGCATTATCACGTACTCTCCGTGCATTAGTTTTTGGAGTTGGAGTATATGCACCACTTGGATTCATTGCAGCTTTTTGTAAATTTCCTCTTGCTTCAGGTGTATTGGATGGATTACCATTAGCATCTGTTGCTTGGACTCTTGGACTTGCGTTTGCTGGTGGAGCAATTGGTTTATCTTGTACTGGAGGTTCATACATACTTGATGGTGGACCATAACCACCTGCATCAGCACCCTTATCTGCTACAGAACCTGACTTCTTTGGAGCAGGGGCTTTAGCTTTAACTGCAACTGTTGTAGCTGCTGGAGCTGGAGCACTTTTTGGTGCACTTCTACGAGCTAGTTCATCACGAGCATCTTTATATTCTTGACTTTGTTTATCTTCTCCAACTTCTGCACCAAAAAATCCACTTTTCTTGAATTGACGCATCTGATCTTTTAGTTGTTCATCATTAAAGGTTTGTTGTCCTTGTCCAGTACCAGAAAAAGTAGAAGCTGGAGCACCACCATATTCTACTAAGTGTTGCAATTGGGCTTCTAAAAAATTAACTTGTTCTTGTAATTGTGAAGCTTTGCTTTGATATAATCTGGTAATATAGTCCATAGTAATGTTCCTTTAAGGTATTTATAACTGATATTATGCTAATGCAGTTTTAGGGGCTGCTGTAATTTTTGCAATCTTTGAATTAACTGTTTGAATTTTTCCATCTTTGGTGCTATATTGTTTTTTAGATGGATCAAATCCTGCTTGTGGTTGTTCAGCATTTTGAAGACCACCACTATTATTTGGTAACGATCCCATTCCCAAATTATCTATTGCTCTGCCTGAAGCTGTTGTTGTAGACTGTTGTACAGGTAATTTCTTTTCATTGCCGGGTAAGACAGGACTGACAGTAAACCCCGGTCCAACTGAAGCTGTTGTTGTAGACTGTTGTACAGGTAATTTCTTTTCATTGCCGGGTAAGACAGGACTGACAGTAAACCCCGGTCCAGCGTTTGCTGCGCTTGAGGCTGTTTGAGTTGAAGTAGGACTCGTTCCAGCTGAAGCTGGAGTTGGCTCTATTGTCCGAATGGTTCCATCTCTGTTACTAACTTGTTTTTTAGATGGATCAAATCCTGGTTGTGTTGGTTCCTCTGGGGTAGCAGGAGTAGGAATTGTTCCAGCTGGAGCTGGAGTTGTTCCTGTTGCTTGGTAATTTGGTTTTCTACCTTCTTTTTGTGAAGCAACAAATTCATCTGCTATTCTTGCTGTTTCTTCCGGACTCTGTGTATCTGCAACACGTTGCCCAGGTTTAGCATAGCGTAAAGCAATATCAGATTGTTTTATATTGCCTTGAGTTGTTGAACGTTTTGCTTTTTCTTGTCTGAAAGCTTTTTCACCTTCAGGAGTAGAACGTAAAGCTAAATTAGCATCACGAATTGCATTATTTCTTGCATTGCGGTCTGCTGTTCTTGTAGCAGCACCAGACTTACCACCACCATCACCATCTCCTTTACGCATCGATCTAGCATTTCTTAAAGCAGAAATTTTATCACTTACATCATCTCCAGAACTGTCTTGAGTTTGAGCTGCGGGTTCACTTGGTGTATCTGATGGTGGTGGAGGTGGAGGCGGTGGTGGAGGCGTTGTGGTTGTAGTAGGTGTCGTACTTGTTGTAGTTTGATTAGTGGGAGCAGGATTGTTAGTAGGCTTAATTGTAGGATCTATAGGAACCGATGCACTTTGTTCAAATTTTTGTTGTTCTGGAGTTAAAGTTTTTGCAGCCCTATTTTTAACATTAATATTCTGTTGTTGTGCTTGAGCCTGAGTTTCGGGTCTTTGTTGATTAGAATATTGAGTTGTTTCTCCTGATCCAAGAGCATTACCACGTCCTAATTCAGCTATTCCCTTTATTCCACTTACAAAGGCATTACCATAGCTTTTAAAACCACCAACAATATCATCAAAGATTCCTTCATTCACCATTCCAAATGGATTGGATGTAATATTTTTAGTATTTCCAATATTATCTGGTGTACCTTTTTGATTATTTCTTTCAACAGCACTAATTGCTTGACTAATATGCCTAGCTGATGTAATATTAGATTGAAAGTTTGTTGTTTTGTATGCAACATTCTGATTTAGAACACCGTTGATACTTTCTTTAATACTATTTGTATTTGTTTGAGGACTTACAGGATTATGAGGTTTACTCATAAAATCTTTAATATTCCAATAAAAATTACGATCTTGTTTATTATCCATGGCTATGAAATATTTAGATTTCTATAAATACTTAAAAGGTATGAATAAACAGGTTCTCTTGTTAAACCAAGATAGTACACCCCTTAATATCATTACCATTAGTAAAGCATATAAGTTAATAGCCAGAGATAAAGTTTGGGGAGATACCTCAGATGAATTTATCGAAGTTGTCTCAGTATCTAAAACTATTAAAATTCCCAAAATTTTAATTTTAAAGTATTATGTAAAATTACCCTTTAAAAAGGCTGCTGCATCTAGGCAGAATATTTTAAGACGAGATCTCTATTGCTGCCAATACTGTGGAAAAGAGATGAATAACAAAGATGCTACTATTGACCATGTTGTTCCTACCTCTAAAGGTGGAGCATCTTCTTGGGTGAATATGGTAGCCGCATGTAGAGCATGTAATTTATTTAAAGGCAACCGATCTGTCAAAGAAGCCAATATGGAACTCATTAGTAGACCAAAAGAACCTTCTTACGGATTCTTATTTGAAAACATGCTAATTACCTTTAGAAAGAAAAAATAATGCCCAACTACGCCTTTATATGTAATGGATGTGATCATACCTTTGATGAAATGTTATCTCTATCTGATAGAGAAATTCCATGCAAAAAAGCATGTCCAAAGTGTAAGAAGAAAAAAGTTCAGAGAGATTGGCAAGCCAGTACCCCAACTTTAGCAATTGATGCTACTCTTACTCCAAAGAAGGTTGTTGGTAGTCAATTTAAAGATGTAATTGATAGAATTAAGGGAAGTGGACAAGTTCCAAAACGATTTCATGCCAAGCTTGATGCAAGTGCAAGTATGAATGCTGGAAGAATTGCTCGTTAAGTTTTAGATTCTATCATAGCCTTTAAAACATAGTAACTGTCAATAACATCTGTAACAGGATTACTTAAAGTTTTCTGATTAAACATTGATTTTAAATCAGTGTTTGTTTCTTTGCTGAAGGTATCGTACATTACCTGTTTATCAGCGTTACCTTTGCCTGTGGCGCATTTCTTTACCTTCGCTGGCTCTACGATGGTCACTGGGATAGCATGCTTGTAGAGCTTATATTTGAGAAGACCCATATTCTCAGCTAAATTGAATACTCTACCTTTAGCACCATATGCATAACCTTCCATACCAACATCAGCAGCACCAATGCAAAGATTCGTTGCCCATTCTGATATGGTGTCAAACCGATCTACATCTTGTACATATTCCTGAAATGATTCACCAGTAATATTTGGTGCAATCTTATCAGCATACTTTTTAGTATTGGTTAGATAATAGAAAAAACAATTCTCAAACTTAAATGACTTGCGTTCATCAAATAAACACAAACAAGGGCAAGTTATAGAATAATCGATTCCTATTAACATATGATACATGGATATTTATTCCGAAAACCAAGGCCAGTCGCAGACTTCTTGTTTCATAAGAGTATCTATCCATGAATAATAATAATCAATTTTTGCAGCACCATTATCCACAACAGATTGTGTTTCTTGATCTATACTCATAAAATTAATTATACCTGCTAACTTACCATTATCTTCAAATACTGCACCACCAGAATCACCAAAATATATTGATCCTTTATTTGCAAGCATTCTCATAATCTGACCATTGTCTTCAATCAAACTCCCATAATAGTTCATAATACCGTGTTTACTTACTTTCTTATAACCTAGACTCCATCCAACAGTGATTACAGATTCACCGGGAACTAATTCAAAAGGTGTTTTTATAAGATTTGTTGGTGGTTCAACACAATCGGTATCAAGAATACAAACAACAATATCATTTATTAACATTCCACTATAATATGGTTCTTTAGTAATTATTTTTATAATTCTTACTAGTTGTCCACTGTGTGTCCAAAAATAACCAGGAAAATTATCAGGATCACTGAAGCAATGTCTTGCACTTAGTATTGCTCTTGGGTGAATTAAAACTGCTGAACCTATTATTTCAACATGTTGTGTAACGAGAGCACCTACACAGGAGTAGCGGTCATCCTCGTCATGTTCGATGGAATCGTACTTCGATGAATCCAAAAGAAATGAGGGAACTCCCGCTACTCCTAGTGTTTTGTTCTGTTCCGGTTCGTCAAATTTTTGAGAGCAGGATATGCTATTGCAAGCAGTGCTTGTCGCCAGACACAGTGCGAGGATTAAAGCCCTCATACTCATGGCATTAATATTTATAATAAAAAATCCTTCCTGTTTAGGAAGGATTTTTATATTTGTTCATATTTATTTAAAATTTCTTGATCATGCAATTCAGCATGACAGTTTGAACATAATAAGATACACTTATCAAGTTCATCTTTAATTGTTTCCCAAGATGTACAAGACAGTTTAGATCTACTTAATATACATGATTTTTTACTTGGATCTTTATGATGAAATGTCAAAGCTCTATTACATTTTGAGTATCCGCAAGATTCACATTTTTTACCTTTATATTCAATTGCTTTTTCTTTTAGTTTTATTCTTCGTATGGTAATATAACAACTATTACAATAATCTTTAGTACATGACTGTGTTTTGTTGATATTTTTTAAACATCTTTTACATATATTTTGCATAACTCTTCGGGCTGGATTCGAACCAGCGACATGAAAGTTAACAGCTTTCCGCTACTACCAACTGAGCTACCGAAGAAAATAAATTAAACGATCTGACATCCACCTGCACTACAGGCAAATTCCTTACCAACTTCTGTGTTATCTTCTGATTCATACTTCATCAGATCATTGAAGTTAACCTTGACCTTTGGATGTGCTGCATATGTTGCAGAATCAATTTGCTCGAACGGTGCCTGAGCATATGTATGATTGTCACCACCCGGTAAGAATGCAATACCGGTTGCCATATCAAAGTTTTCCCACAACCAATTACCTACTTCAAGGAATTCACTATCCTTATAGTTGACGGTAACGGAAGGCTTGTGATGACAGTAATGCTCTTGATATGTTTTCCACAAATCAAGATGATCAAGTGCACGAAGATCTTCTGTAGTAACAGTACCACGAGGAGCCTTCATTGCAAAAGTAAATACGGCAGTAGAAGTTGGGTTTATCACATCATCCTCACACGGAACTCCTTGATCCTTCATCAAGTTATATAAAGGATCTTTCTTGTCCAGACGAATTCTACGGAAATAATAATCCGCATAGCGT